TTCCAGCAATAACCAACGCCTGTGCGGGATCGCTTCTATCTAATGTTCCAAGATAGATCGCAACTTCATCCTTGATCTTCTTCAGTATTGTTTTTTTAAAGAATTTCGTTGTTACTGGTGCTTCTAGTTCTGTCTTTCCGGCATATTTGTTAAAATATTTCTGTACAAGCCTTGCATCGTCGAAATTCGCCTTGTCATAATCAGTACTCGTATTGGTTAGTATGAAATTTCCACCAATCAAAACTCTCTGAAAGTTCGCCAATGCGTTTATATATTCTGGACTATTTTCGTCACGGTCCATTAGAAAGATTGTTGGTGCAATAAAGTCTTTTGGGGTTGTCATCTCAACAGCTCCGCGATTTGATTAGGTTTTGATGGGATATTGACTATGTCACCAATTGAGTAGTGAGCGTCGGTAGGTTTCCCATTTAGGATTCCAATAATCCACCAAAATTCTGTGGATCCATAATACTTTTGAGATATTTTAAACAATTTATCGGAATTACTCCAGACATGTTCAGTTAAAAGGTCAAATTCTTGCCCTTGAAGATCTTCAAAGGTTTTTGTCCTTACTATTCTCAACACTTTTATTCCTCGATTGACTTTGACCTCGGAGTAAGTGTCGCTATTGATAATTGCATTATCATTATTTGGATATTTTGGCATTATTACCTACCTATTTTTATTGTTTTTTTGTCCAAAGGAAAGAGTGGATACTCATCTTTGTCTATTGGAGATCTCGTTTGGAATTCTGGCATTCTATAATAGATTTCCCCGCCGTAGTCTTCATGGAATGTGTAGTTCCTTATCATATCGTTCCTGTTATATAACATATTCATGCTTATGGTCATAACTTTTGGATATAATCGAACACCCTCCGTGAAGAACCCCGCTTCCATGTCAAACTCAACATCCAAGTCTTTCATATATAAAGGTATGGCGCGCTCAAACATATGATATCTATTCCCAGAGTCCGCTGGTGGCCCAGAGTTTGGTCTCTCAACCATACTTGGAATATAAAACATCAGTTTTGAAATATAATCTTCGACTTCCATTCTGTTTCCGTTCTCCAATCTAGACAAGAGCTTGGTTCCATCATCGTACTTCTTTAAGAACATCCTCATTAGATATTGAACTTTTACGCAATTCTTCTTCGCTTCGACTAAGCTCTCTGAAGGTACGTTAAATTTTAGAGTATAATCTATCGACTCGAAAGTAATACCAGTCTGATTTACTTTGCTAAAGATTGATGAATTGCCATTGTCTGCTTGTTCTATTTTGGTTGACATTTTTCTTGAAAAATCTTCTATGAATGGTCTAAACACTACCCACCTAGGTTTTCTTTTGAGAAGTGGCGTAGTTCTATCCTCAGAACCAACAGTGTTGGATATGAATATATAAGTGTTTATTCTGGGAGTAGCAACGGTTGATATTATTCCTGTTGGAGTTTTTATATCATTTACATCATCAGTGTAAAGCTTGTCTTCCTTTACATCATCTAGGAGTACTTTTATGTCGTTCGATGTTGAGTCAACACAAAAGGGAAATAGTCCACTATCATAGTACGAGTAGTGCCCATTCAGTTGGAATGGTTGGAGGGCTTTCATGTTTTTTAAGGGATGATATTCATCAAACAAAGTTTGATCTTCGTAATTTAAAGTTAAAGTTAAAGATAGGGCTTTCGGATATAGTTTCCCATCTTGCTCAAAATGTCCCATATCGTGAACTGGGCTATACTGTATGTTGTCAATGTAACAAGTAAAACCAGCAAACATTAAATCTTCAAAGTCGGTAATTCTTTCCGGCAACGGCGTACGACCAGAGTTAACAAGATTTCTATAGTATACATAGAACAGAGGAGTAGTTATGCCTGATTTTTGAGATACATTTCTGAACTCGGTTGCTGCGAAAGGAGGGCTACCGGGATTCGCTCCCCACTTACTACCAAGTATTAGTCGCTGCAACTCTTCTATTTTACCAGAGTTCACCATTGCTTCATGAACATCCATTGCTGGAATATCCAAGCCTAAAGTTATTGTTAATTTCGAACCTTTCTCATGAATGATGGAGAAGTTTTTGTTCGCTTCTGACTCCACATTGGATTCCTTATCTAGCTTTATTGTATACGAGTTCAAAAATGACTTAAAGGAGACAATACGCTCTAATGGCGCAGAACCTATTACTATTTCTTCATATCTTTCTTTTGAGTAATCATGTATATAATTAAAATCGTGTCCATTTGTTTGGATCTCAGACAGTTGTATTCCATCGTAGATCCTGGGGTATCTTCTTTCTATCATTATCCTGCTCCGCCAACTTTCTCTGCTATGCGCGCATCAATGATTCCTGTTAGTTTTTCATCCATAAAGACAACTTCAATGTTGATTTCTGGAAGTTTGATTTCTGGCATATTTATATCCACCTCTAACTTTCCTTCACTCATCTGTTTGATGATCCCTTCCGAACCCATGACCATAGATGTAGAGCTTCCGTCAGATCTAACTGCGATAAATCCATCGAAATCTAAAGATGCAAACTCATTTATGACAGTTAAGAGACCAGTCATGTCTCCAACGATTTGGCTAATATTGTCTTTAACTGTTATGAATGCTTCTGCGAAAGATTGTAGCATCGAAACTGGACTAAGTAAAATGCCTCCTAAAATCTTAGCAGCACCAGATACAGCTCCTAGAGCAGATGCAAAATAATTTGGAAGCTCGTATAACATATCAGATCCTGGCTTGTGGAAGATATCCCATAAGAAACCTAAGGCTTTCACAGGAAACATCAACACATTGCCTAATGTACCAGCAGCTGCAGAAACCGCGTCAAGAGCTCTTCCAAAGTAGTTTGGAAGTTCATATAGCATATCAGAGCCCGGCTTGTGAAAGATGTCCCACAAGGCACTGAGCGCTCTTACGGGCAGCGTTAACTTATTACCCAGCCATGCGGCTGCATCGCCCATTAGTGTGAATGCTTTTGTCATATATTCCGGCATCATGTAGAGCATTGGCGATCCAGTAAGATGAAGAACGTCAAATAATCCCAGAAAACTATCTACGACCCCACTGATCGCATTTCTAACAGGGGTCATGATAAAATTAAAACCATCCAGGACTTTAGTGAGTAGCCATATTGCGTCAGAAATTTTTCCAATTATAATGGTCGTTGCTGTGACGAGGCCTCCGAACATACTTTGTATTAGTTGAGATTCAGCCAAGGACTTTCCAAACGCAACAATACGTGCTGCCAACTCTTTTATTACCAAAGACATTTTTTCAATCTGTGGTCCCATGCTGTACATGATTTGTCTAAAAAAGTTTCCCATAGACTCACTTAGTGTGACATAGGATTCTGCCATATCTGCTAATCCCCCTTGGGGATCTTCGATTCCTTTCCCGGTTGCTCCAATATATTTGTTATATTCTGATTGTTCCATATTCAATAATCTTTGCGCTTCTGCTACATCTTTAAGACCCATTGCTTCTGCGATGTGTAATTTGGTGAATTTGTCCAAAGAATCAAAGTTTCCACCGACAGAGAGCTTTACTTGTTGACGTATCATGGTAATTCTTTCACCATCCGTAGCGTTTAATAGTTCCAAGGATGATAGTTGAGTTCCCAAGACTGAATTTAATTTAGCGGCTGATTCTGCTGCCTTATCGAACGAGTCATATTGTTGTGAGATGCCTAACATGGTATTCATTTCAAGGCCCGTTGCCTTTATTTGAGCCTCAAGGTCCTTAAACACTTTGATATTGTCGTTCCCATACATAGCCAATCTACCAGAGGCGCTAGAAAAGTCCGACACCATTTTTTGAGCGGTTACTCCCATTTCTTTCCCCAATAGTGCCAACTCAGCCGTCATGTCTGCGGCGGCTTGGTCAGACATTCCCATTGCTCTACTGAAATGATCCATCGCCTTGACTGCCTCGGTAGAGGAAACTCCTAATTTAGTCAACAGTGAAACAGTTGTCATTAAACTTGCATTTGTTTGATCGTTTTGTTGATCAAATTTACTAAATCCAGTAGCTAGCGAGATTGAAGCTTCCTGAAGCTCTTTCATCCCAATGCCCGCTGCAACGGTGGCTTGTTGAGAGACAACTAATTGATTGTGAAAATCGTTGGCAAACCCTGTTGCCTTACCAATTGCTTTTGAGGTGGTGTCGACTTCATCCCCCAGCTTGAATACTTGAGCTACTAGCAGCGCCATGGCAGCGACAACAGCAATAATTGCAATTATCGGTCCAGTGCCTAATCCTGCAATCATCGGTCCTAATCTAGCCAACCATCCAAGTCCCTTGATACCCTTAAGCATCTCCAAGCTTTTTCCGAATTTTCTAACATTTTCGGCAACCTTGGGAAGTGATTGGAGCATTTTGGCTCCTTGGCTCAGTTTTTGAAAATGTTTTCCAATAACAGGAATGTCACTAAGTTTATCCAAACCTTTTATGAATTTATCTAGGCCACCTCCTGATAGAGAGGATCCCAAACTACTGGATGTCTTTGACATGTTTCCAAGGGCACCACTCAGTTTTCCACCGCGTTGAGAAGCCGCATCAAACTTTCCTGCTAGACCTTCAAAGATGCTGCCCAATTCTTTACCAGCCTTAACATGATCTTTTAGTTGGTGTAGAGCTTCTTTTCTCTTATCTATTTCCTCCTGCAATCCCTCAGCTGGTTTGGACTTCTTATAGTCGTCGGCAAGTTTTACAAGTTCCTTTTTAGATGCTATCTCATCTTTTAAGAGATCAGCTTGTTTTACCATATCTTCTAGGACTTCTTTTATCGCATTTTCTTCTGCTCCACTTCTGGCTACTTTTCTTTTTTCAACCTCAAGTTGTCTGAGTTTTTCTTGAAGAATCTCTTGCTCGGCTGCGGCCGTGATTGCTTTTCCAGCAATTTTATCTTGCTCTATACCGGATTCTTTTATTTTATCTAAGATTTTTTCTCTTGTTTTGAGTTGCTGTTTTAATATATCCAGCTGTTCATTAAGCTTTGCTTTCGCAGCTGCTTCTTTTGGGTCTTCATTATCATCAGCCATTTGTCAGTCCTCATTTTATAATATAATTAGTTTTCAAACAAAAATGCTCGGCAATTGCCGAGCATTGTTGGAATTCTACTTTTTTGACTGTTTTGCTTGGTCTTCGTATTCTTTGATGGTTCTTTTGAGCCACCATTCTCGAAGCCCAATTGGCAAGTTATATAACTCAAACAATGACCAGCCGCCATAATGCTTCAATGTGAAGAAGGTCTCATAGACTTTCTCCATATACTCAGGAGTTAGGCCAAAAAAAGTCAGTCCCGAAAGGAACTGCCATAACCTCCTCGTGGTCACAATTCTTGCACGTAAATGTTTGTTCCAAAACTATGTCTGGAGAGATAGATTTAAAGGCATCTCTTAATAGTAGAGATTCTTTTGCAATCATATTATTAACAACATAGTTGATCGTAGGTGCATCATCATAGCCATTAAAGGAAACTACAAACTTCTTGATTTGTTGAGTAACCATTTCTTTTTCAGATTTCTTTGAATTTTCTTTGCTGGCGAGTTGGATCTCATCCATTACAACCATTGGTCTAATTCTGGTTACAATATTAGACACAGGCAGCGTAAGGGAGAATGTGCCATCGGAGTTGTCTGACAAGTCAATATCTGCCCAAGAGTCTCCATGAAACACTTCGTGATCTTGTAGGTCAAATGTAAACTTCGAAACCGTTTCGCAGTTTGGACACTTCACTTTTGTATTGTAATCTTCTCCATAGGCAGAAGCTCTAGCATAAATCAAGATAGCATTTCTATCTCCAATCAGTAATGATCTAGAGTCAACACCGGAGTCTTTAATGACGTTGTTGATTAATCTGTCAATAGCTAACCCTTTCTTAAGCAAAGAACGATTGGTTAAGATATCTTCGTCTTTTGCTGTCATGTATTTGATTTCAATTGACTCTTTGTTATGTAGAGCATGACCTTCTGGGTATCTTCCTTTTGAAGGTAGTTCTACAAATTGCGTTGGAGTGACAAAGTCCATGGGGTTCCCCATTTTTGGAGCCTCTTCGGTTGGTGTAGGGGTGTGTCCCTTTAGCAACCTGTCTTCATTATTTCTTCTCATTTAAACCTCTGGTTATCCATTATTAGTAGTAGGAACTGTATCCACAGTTCCGTTCGAGTTATACATAATTGCCCAGTCATACTTCACATCCATTGTGTATTCGACCAAGCCATCATCGGCATAGGAAAGTTCTCCCCATGACATTTTTGTTATAATAGGGTTATAAAGCTCCCAAACCTCAGAGCTCTGGACACGATTGTTGACTATCCCCTCTGGTGTGATTTGGTGTATGCGGATTACATCTCCCGTAAAAGATGTTGCGCTCATTAAATTCTTGGAAGGAGAATAGGTTGGCCTATATAAGCCATCAGACCCCACACCTTCAACTTCTATGTTGGGAGGAGTGTATCCTGACTTCACAAGCATTTCCCAAAACACACTGCTTGTCATTCTATCATCCGAATAGGAAAAGTACCCACCATCCACAAAGGTGAATGTGATTGGGTCCCACTTGGGTATTCCTGGGAAGCTATAGTGATGATTAATCATTCTATATTCTTTAGCTTCTATATTGACGGTTGGCTTGCCACAAGATGATATGGCAAGCAACCTTCCTTTGTTTCCAAATTCTATAACGAATCTGGATTTTCTCTTTGGATCAAATGACCCAGCGCCTAGTGTATTTCCCCACCATGTCATCTAAGACTCCTTAGTCTTCAAAAAATTTCGAATCAGTTGATGCTCCCTTAGAGAACTCTGCCCAGTCAAATGTGATACCGAGATTAACCTCAGATAGTCCGTCGTCTTCATAACTAAGATCATTGAATGATACTTTGTTAATAAAGGGGTTGTGAAGCGTCCAGCGCTCGACTGTGTATTCTCCACTGGCATCCAATTGAGAAATGACAATGGATCCCAACGACGCTGTGGCTTTTCCTTTAGAAATGGTTTCTAAGTCGGTAGTTTCCCGAGGAAAGTAATATCCGGCGTTTTGGATAATTGTTAGTAACTTTTCAGCTGCATCTTCATCATCCCCAGCAGGGTCTACAAGAGTTACCTCAATGTCATCCCAAGTTACACTACCTGGAAACTTAAATGTGTGTCCCAAGTATTTATGTGCAGTATCAGCACCGATGTTGATAGTCGGTTTTGTTACGGTTTTTGCATACCATACAATTCCACTACCTAAGTCGCCAATCTGAACTTTAAATCTGAATTTTCTCTTAGGGTCTCTCATACTAGAGTCTAAGTCTGTTCCCCAAAATGCCATGATAATTATCTCCTATTTATTCTTAATTAGTGGCTTATACAAAATCTGCACCAGTCTTAGTGATTACAAAGTCAACAACGATATACTCAATAGCACGGGCAGGTTTGATATAAATTTTTGCATACATAATGTTGCGGTCAACCAAGTCTGCTGTAGTGGTTGTCGAGTCTAAGATCAATTTATAATCAGATAAACCGAATTTTGATCTTGTATCTGAAAGAATTGGATTGACTTGAGACTTAAATCGGTTCCAAGTTGATTCAACATTTTGGTCAAACAATAGGTTTCTAGAAATCGTTGACACGCGGGCTTTTAAGTAAAGCACCAAACGACGGACATTAATACGATCCAATGCAGAACTATCTGCTTGAAGAGTTTTCTGTCCGAAAATCACAAGACCTTCAGCAGGGAAAGTAGCGATTGGGTTAATGTTTACATCATACAACAAGTCTCTTTCTCTAGAGTCTAGACGCTGACGCGCTTGTGTTACTTTGGGTCCACGAGATCCGCCGAGAGAGCCTAATCCACCACGGTTAAACCCAGCAGGGGCAAACCATAGCTCTGATTGTGCTTGCGATCTTCCAAGGGCACCTAAGGCTGCGATAGAAGGTGGAATCCACAACAACTGTGATGCATTTAGGTTATCAGAAATTTGAACCCATGGATAAAATGCAGCAGCATAAGATGAGTTTAGGTTTCTTGTTTTGATGCTGGATACGGCAGATGTTACTGAACCAAGCGAGTCTTGTTCTGTAGCTGTGCTTGATCTCTCTACAGAAGGAGTGTAGTCACCTTCGAGGTCAATAATTGCAAGAACATCTTTTCTGCTTTCGGCAACATCAATAATTCTATTAGTAATAACTGGTTTGCGAATACCTGGTACCAACAACATATTGGCTGGTACAACTTCTGGATCCAACACTGAATCTAAAGCTTTGTTGAGTGTGTATTGCAAATAACTAGTGTCATCGTTTCTTGTAGCAGGAATAGCTCTAAACGGCTCTTTCTCAGTGATGTCAAAGCCATCAAAACCGCCATTAAGAGGCATTAAGAATTGTTGGACACCTAAGTCAAGAAGTTCAGCGAATGTACCAGAGACTCTTGTGAAGCTCTGATCTGCAGGCGCCGCTGCATCATAAGCTCCTGAAGTGTAAGTTACGGTGTTAGAACCGGTTACGACTTCCAAGTCGTCCAAAGTAAATACGAAAGAGTTCTCGAAATCTCCACCAGCTTCATCTCTAAAGGCTCCAGCGCCAACTGGTAGTCTTCTTAAGTAATCAACATAATCTGGGTCGTTTTGACTAGATGCAGCTGAAATCTTTGGTCGAATACCGTAATAGGCCAAGTATGGATTTGATGCTCCACCTTCTGTTCCATTTTGTCTCAAAGGAATCGAAGGGAAGTTGAATGATGCCGTGTAATCAGCAGGACCATAAGCCAACATGTTTTCATCGGCTGTAGATGGTACGGAACCCGATCCTTTGATGAATGCTCCAGCGAATGATGTTCCAACGTCACCAAATGCTTTCGCGTCAGCTGAGCCGCTAGTAAGAGTAAATCCTTTTGGACGAACAGGTCCAATAAATCCAGCAGGCAAATAACCTTGCGCTGCACCGTCTTTTACAAATTGTTTAACTTCAACATAAACAATATCAGATTGATTCTGGAAGTCTCCGTATGTTCTGTAGCGGCGATCTGAGTCTGACCATTCAAGGAATTGGTCCCCAATTTTGGCTGCAATGTAATTTGGAGAGGAAGGATTTAAGTTACATCCTGAGTAACGCTCAACATCTTGACCATTCAAGTTTTTAATAACAACTGTAAATGTTCCATAAGGGTTTACAACAGGATTCGATGGTGCCTTGATTTGCTCAATTGCGATCATGTAATCTTTCTCAATGTCATTTCCAACATGTAAAGATTTTAGTTTAAATAACTTTGCTTGATCTGTTTCTTGTTGAGAAATAACCCAACCTGTTTGCGATTCAGTTGCGGCTTCTCTGTGATCGCCCCAGTTGTTATTTGTACCAGAGCCACTTAAGAGCGGAAGAAGTACTGCGTAAGACTTCCCAGCACTTGAAGATAAGGCAAGATCGTCCACTTCTCGTGCAAAAGTTTCTCCTAGCCAATAGGTTTTTCTTTGTGCCAATGGTGTTGTTTCATCGTTTACCAATTGAGGATTAGTATTAAATACTGAACGGATATATCTAGAAGAGTCTCTATTAAAGTTAAAGGTGACTGAGTTTCCAACCTTTGCAGATGCATCATTATATATAGATAATTTGTACTCATTGTTTTCTAAAGACTGGAAAAATGTACCAGCTTCTTCCTTAGCTATACCAGCTGCAACGCTTGTACCTGTTAAGGCAAGATATCCACTGTCTGCATAGAAAACTGCAGCTAAAGCACCTGTACCGAAATCAGTAGTACCTGAGGCAACTAAGAATAAACCATATGCTGTTGAGTTTTCAGCGGCAAGAGCGCTTGCTGTTCCAGAAAGTTCCCATCCAGCTTTTCCGCCGTTGTCATCTGTGGCTCCATTTGCCTGTTCACCGGCAAGTCTAACAATTGTCACTGGAGACTGTTCTGATGCAAGCCATGCTTGAGCAGCATAAGATGCATATGTAGGTCCGGTCATATTACCGTCTCTCCACATATCTCCTTGTGCGCCATTACCACCAGCGATAGGCAATCCAAAAACAGAGACGAAGTCGTCTAAATTGCTGACCTTAACTGGTTTGTTTGCTGGTCCTTTTCTCGTTCTACCAATAATGATTGGTCCTTCGGCATCCACTTGAGCTGGGATAAAGCTTTGGTCGATCTCACGGACGTCAATTCCGGGTGAAAGAAAATCAAATTTTTTAGCCATCGACTACTCTCCTTTAAAATATTAAAAATCATTTTCCTATTAAATAGTAAAGTTAGAACCCAAACTACATTTAAAAATCTCTAAAACCATCATCGTCGTTTTCCCATGGCTTAGTATCTCCAACGATTGATCTCTCTCTTATGATCTTTACTTCTACAATTGTCTCCTTGACAACGGTTGCTGGAGCTTCTTCGTTTAGGCCTTCACCTAGGAAGTATCCAAGAACCTTAAGAGTGATGTTGGTTTCAAAAGACCTTTCTTCTTCTCCAAGGTTTGCAACATTGTTAGTTTGAGCGAAATCTGACTCGATGAATACTTCATATCTGTGCCCATCGTACTCTGCTAACAACACATTAATGTTACCAGTCCTAGAAATAAAAGGAGTCATTAGGTCATTCATTTGTTGTTGATACTCTGCTTTAAGTCTTACTGTGTAACTTGCATTGACCCACACGGGGATTGGCGCATACACTTCTTCATATACTATTTTTTTATTGTCTGTTGGGTAGTTTTCTTGACCAGAGACTTTGTCACTCTCTACTGAGGCGAACTTTCGTGTTGTCTTTTGAGATATTCTTCTGGATATAAGCCGCTGATGTTTTTTATATCCCCTAGCTCCGGTTTTATCGGGAAAGATATTAGCTTGGAAACCTCCTTTGAATGATGGATCCTTTGCAATACTTGATCTCTCTAGTGAGATTAAAGGTAACTTTAATTTACCAACGGAGTCTCGAATATCCTTTTCCTTTGAGTTAAAGGCTCTCTCTGGGGATACCCAGAGAACAGGAACTTTTTTAAATCCACTGTTGGTGTTAGTGTGAAGGTCAAATTGATCATTGATCAAGTCAAATATTGCCATATCGATAGTCTCAATCGTTGATGGCTTAAATGTTGTTGCTTTACTCTCCATTGAATACTCCGTCTCTTGCTCTAATACAATCCGCTGTTACTTCGAATCTTGAATCAATTTGCCCAAATAGAGCTTTTGGTTCGTTTAGTTTTACTATTTCGTAGTAAATATCGCCGTATCTTACAAAATCTCCTTCGCGAACATAAAGATCTTGATCTTCTGTCAATCTTCTCTTGTGAAAATTCACCTTCAGACCAGTTGTCTTATCGATACCGATTCCTTCCATGAAAGTTGTTTCGACACCCAAGTATTCCACAAGAGCGTATACCCTAATGGGATGTAGAAAGTTTTTCTCCAAAGCTTCACCATACAAAGGATGGAAGTTTGTGGTTTCCATGTCAATTGGAAAGTATAAGACCTGCTGTCCAACAACTCTCTCAATGATCTCATCGTTGATTTGCTTTACTAGGTTTTTCTCTTTTTCTCCCAAGAACAAAGGTGATGGTGGTTGCGATGGTCTTTCCCATTTAGACATTAATTTATCCTACAAAAATCTTTAGCGGAGTCTTTGAGACGATTGCGTCCATATTGTCCACCATTGCTTTATCTGCCTCGGCAAGCTTAACATAAAGCATCTCGTCGAGTTGCTTGTTAAGTTCTTCGCGTAATGCAGTCTGCTCAGCTGCTGCTTGAGATAGAAGATCTGAGGCGTTCAGGGTGACGTTATCTCCAGGAATCGGCACATTACCACCAAACTTTCCTCGAACTTGTCCTAGCGTCTCTTTTGAGAGTGCCAAAGAAAATCTTCTGATCCATTGTTGTCCGATTGAGTTTATTTTCTCAAATGCAATATTCTCCATTGGCATGGTGTTCATATTGTTTACGCCATCAACACCATTTTCTCCATTCGAGTCTTCAAATGCATCATTTCCTCCAACTGTGAATCTAAACCAAAATTTTGATGGAGACACAGAGTCGGGAGTTGGATAGATTCTCAATTTATTATCTATTATTTCATATGAATAGTGAGAGGTTCTTGTGTACAAATGGTCTTCGTATGCGATTGCTTGTGCTTTGTTTTGCCAAGGTGGAATAACATTAAATGTTGAGTCGTCTGCGTACTGTCCGTAGTTGCTCATGTCTCCAACAACATTTAGGCCACCATAGTATCCATAAAATCTCCACATTTGTCTAGGAGATATATAATACAATTGTCTAATTTTGACTCTTTTGTTGTTCATCCCTTCCCATGGTGAACCAGCTTGGGAACTAGAAACGATATGTTGCAAGTCATAGTCTTGTTGATTTGATACGCTGTCAAATGATGCAGAGTATATGGGCTCTGTACCACCAACCATAGCTTCAGAAGAAAACTTATCAGCATTTCGAAAAGCATAGTCGAATTGAAACTTTGGATACTTAAGAGCGATATCTTCTCCCTCTACAAGATCTCCCTTGTGATCAAATGACCCTGTAGGACCGCCTAGGGCGCTTCCTAACGCGTTTCGCGCTTGATGGAGGTTCGTTATATAGGAATACTCTAAAACGGCTTCCTCGTAGTTGTTATAGACATTTTTGGCTGTGATTTCGATGTCTAAGATATCACCACCTAGACGCTTGTAGGTGTAAGCAACTTGAGCAGCTGCACCGGTAACAAAAGAATTGCTTGTATAGTATCCAATCGCCAACGAACTAGTAACATCGTCGGTGGTTCCTTGCTCCGGTAGTGTGATTGCCGACACTGTTGATGTCGGTGTTAATTCTGGAAATGACATATAAAACCCTCCGTCAAAGTAAATAGTTTAAATAAAAGCAAACCTCCGAATGCCAAAGCATCCGAAGGAAAGGAGGTTAAATGAAATACAAAATAAAAATTACTTTTTGCGAGATTTTCTACGAGCCTTCTTTTTGCTTTTTACTTCCTGGACAGCCTCTTGTGTCTCTTCGATAATGTCTTCGATAGTTTCTTTCGCTTCTTCAGCGATCTCAACAACCTCTTCAGCTAAATCGACAACTTCTTCAGCAACCTTCTCAGCAACCTTTGTCGCAACGTCGACAGTTTTTTCAGCAGCATCTTTGATCGACTCTGCTATGATCAATGCTCTTTGTTGACCTTTGTTAGCTATTCTTCTTCTTCTGTTAATGTGTGGCGCAGCCATAGTAAATCTCCTTTAAAAAAATCGTTCTCTATAAATAGTGACCCAGAAACAAAAAGCCCCAACTCCAAAGAGTCAGGGCCGAATTGTGATTAGTAATTAATCTTAGAGATCGCGAACGATAACCAAGCCATACATATCAGGACGAACCATTTTCTTCGCATAGCGAGTCATGACTCCCTTACGAGGAACGAAGTCTTCAGGTCCAAAGATGGTTGGAGTTGTTTGCAATGGCACATATGGTGCGTACACATATCCACTTTCCAAGAAAGAAGAACCTTTACGACCAACCAAGATTGCGTTACGAGCAAAGTAAGGATCAACGATAACGTCGAACTTACGGTTTAAAGAACCAACCTTTACAGCACCGATGTCGCCTTTGTCAGCGTCAGCAGTTACGTTTGCACGGAAACCAGCTGTGAATTCCAAAACGTTTGCAACTTCAGGAGAAACAACTACGAAGTTAGCACCGCCACGCAAAGTCTTACGGTGGATTTGTGCAGATACATCATTGATAGTTTCGATCAAAGTTTCATACCATTCAGAAACAGTACCAGTAAAGTCAGGAGCACCACTTGCACCAATCTCAGCACCAGTTGTACGGTTTACAAACAAACCAGGTGAGCGTGACCAGTAGTAAGTTGCAGCAGTTGCGCCGTTTACAAGGTCAGCCAAGATTTCACGATCCAATTCAAGAGCGATTTGCTCAGAAAGGATAGAAGTCAATTCTACTTCAGCATCCAAGTTGTGGTAAGCGTTCAAGTCTTGACCCAATTCTGGAGTCCACTTTGCTTTCAACTTCTTGGTTTGTGCTGTAATAGCGATTGAGTCAACTTTGATGTCGATCTCTGGAATTTCAGAAACTCCCTCAAGTGCCCATTCTGCAGCACCTTCGATGGCTCCAAGAGCTCCACCTTCGATCAAGTTGTCGCGGAATGGAGTAGAACCGGTGATATCAGTAGCAGTTTTTGGAGTTGCATCTGTAATAGCAGAACCAGAAGTTCCGATGAAGTAGAAGAAAGCAGATCCAGCAGTTTCCCCAGCAGCAGTATTTGCCAAACGAGACAAACGACGAAGAGCAGATGGTCCACTGACACCAGTAATAGCGTCAACACCATTCGTTCCTAAGAAGTCAAATGCAGACAAGTTGTCCAAGTCGATTTGAGGTTGAGCAGCCAAACCAGCAGCAAGAATTTCAACTTCCAAGATGTTTGTTGTGTGTGCAGCAGTTTGTGAGTCACAAAGGCTCATGATATCTGGGTCATAAGAAAGTGCTTTTCTGTCACTATCGGTAATAGAAGCAGAAACATTGATAACTCGGTGAGTTGTCTGATTTGCAGCAGCAACTTCGAAAGAACCAGTTGCAGAAGCGTAAGCGTAACCGCGAGCAGAGAAACGAGGACCAGAAAGGTCTTCTTTCAAAGTAGCTCCAACCAAGTTAACACCACCAGTTACTTGAGAACCAACACGGTCAGTACCGTAGATTGATCTTTCAGCAAGGTTTCCAAGACGATCAGTCATATCTGAGTCACCCAATTTGGTTCCGAAAGTGAAGTCCAAGAAGAAAATCAATCCACTTGGAAGAGACATTGGTTGTACAGAAACCAAGTCGTTTGCAATCAAACCAGCGAATACGCGGCGAACGATTGGGAATGCAACAGCAGCAAAACCTTCTACAGATCCACCTTGCATTGTGTTAGACTCACGAAGTAATTCTTTTGCTTGGTTCTCAAGCAAACGAGCCATGTTGGCTTTTTGATTTTCATCACCTAAGCCTTCCAAAAGACCTGTTGAGGTCCATTTGTTTAAAAGAGCAGCACCTTCTTGTTGCATATCGCGATTTACGATGCCCTCTGTAAGAGTTTCGATAATAGACATTTTAAAATCTCCTTAAATTATTATTTTTTTATGCCTGCAAGTTTTTGCATCTTTTCCAAAAATGGATCAGAGCTTTGCTTGCTTTCGTTAATGTTTTGTCTCGAATTCAACATAGAACTTAAGTTCGATCTTCGGTTGACAGACTCGCTCAGTGATTGTGGATCTCTTTTGCTGTTAGGCGTCGATCCCACTGTGGCTTTGAGTGTCTCATGAAGTTTTTTAGCTTCTTTCGGAGACTCCGCATTTGCGATGGCTTCGACAATTTTTGATTTTTGTCGCTCATTCAGGGAGGCATCACCCAGAGTGCGGTTCTGGTATAAAAGTTTTGCGTTGGACAATAGTGTTTCCTCAAGATAGACTTCCATCTTGGATAGGACGTTTTCCATTTGGTTATTTTGTTTCGTCAGAAACTCTAGTGTCTCATATAATTCTATTTGTGCTTGGTCAGCGGTAGTTTCATCCTCAGAAGCTTCTTCAGAAGACTCTTCATCTTCGGGATAGACAATTGCTGCCATTTCTGCGTTGTGGTCTTTTCTGTGCTGAGATCCAACTCCATTGCCGCCGAGAGTATCTAGGATTGGGTTGTAGTCTATTTCCACCTCTTCTTCGATAACTTCTTCGTCATCTTGCTCAAGTAAGTTCATAACTTCTTGAAGGTTAAGATCAAAGTCATCACCAGAATCATCCAACAATCCGTCTAGAGAGTCTCCACCTTCTTCATCGGGTGATTCCCCTCCCAAGTCTCCAAGATCGCTTGCAGGCTCATCTACGGATCCCTCTGAGGCATTCTTTTCATCTTCTCCAATCTCAAGATCTCCAAGATCAAGATCGACCATTCCATTTTCATCTTCTGGTAAGTTATCAACTAGTGCTGTGAAGTTAGTCATCATGTCGTCATATCTAGAGTCCCAAGATGGAGCAGGTTCCAATACAGGAGTATCAGAAGGCATAGCCTGTGCGGGCGATGGGGTTGACTCTTCTTCGTTAATTAATTCATCTTCGATTTCTTTAATTGTGCTTTTTGCTCTATCTAGATTTGATGAAGCATCTACCTCAAGCATTTGATCTACTGCCTCTTTTATTTGTTGAGAATATTTCTCAATTACCGATTGTTCAGCATTCTTAATTGCTTGCTCTCTCAATGCAGCTGCATCTGCAATTGCTTGTTTTAACATGTTGGACATTAAATCGTCTCCCGAATTTATATTTCTCCATTAAATAGTGTAAATAGACTTTAATCTCCAAAAGGCAGCTCAAAAAGAAAATGCCCCTGAACCAATTTGGCTCAAGGACAAGTCACTTCAAAGTTTAATTGAATTAGTTAGATTAACCTTCGTTGAATCGATCGGTTACTTGTTGAGAGGTTAAAACTTCGTTTAGAACTTCAAACTTCTTGATCTCGCCTTCAAATAAAGCATATGGATCATTGTTGTTCCACGGGTTCGCTCCAATGTAGAGACCCCAGCCAGAAACATAGCCATCAGAAACGCTTGAGCCGCCAGAGCCTGCTTGGACTCCGTCAACATATAGAGTATAACCAATAGACGCTTCCCAAGACAATGCTAAGTGATGCCATGCGCCATCATTTAGACCACTAGGCCCAGTGAGTTCGCCTGTTCCGCCTGCAGGGTGTCTATATTTCAACTGACCATCGTTTAGTCTTGCAAAGAAACCATTGCGGAAATCCCCGCCACTTAAGCCTCTAACATGAGAAGAGTAGATTCTTCTATCGCCAGTTGCTGTAGTCTTAAACCAAACAGATGTAGTCATCTTGTCTGTAAATCTGAAACCATCGTCGATAACCGCATAGTCACCTGTTCCGTCGAGAACAAGAGAACCATTACTTAAGTTAGCATCTCCATAGAGAGTTGCAGATGACTCAAGATAACTTGGACCTGCAGGGGTTGTGCCTCCTGCGGCAGTCTCGATAGACATTTGACGATCAGATTGACCAGCAATAGCAGCAACTTGTGAATCAGTTAATGCAGTTCCATCTGCGATTTGCATCGAGTCGAACTGTCCTTTAACTGAGCTCGATTGAAACCCGGCTCCAAACATAAACTCTTGGTGAGTACTAGGGGGGAACACTTTTGTTCCAAGTGGATAACTAAAGCCATTATTAAGCTTTGATCCATTTAGGTAAATGCTTCCAACTGTATTTGAACCATCGTTCTTTATAACAATCGCAACATGAGTCCAGACTCCAGCCATTGAAACACCTGTATTTAAGTTGCTCGTTGTCTTTGGGTTTCGAGTATATGAAATGAAGTGAGGATCAATCAAGGCTGAACCGTTACCGAGATCAAATGCAAATCTCCTAACAACTCCACTTACTTGTCCTACATTTATTCCTGCTAATCCTAAATTAGACGCAGCTTGGGATGCATCTAGATTCATCCACCATGAAATTGTAAATTCATCATTAACTGTTTCATTTGTGTTTGGATCATATGCCAAGATGCCATCATCCTTCAATAAGACACTCATTCCAATAGAGCCACCATGCGAATTATCAGTATAGATTCCCGAACTGATCTTGCTTGGTTGTCGAGCTATAACAGTAGAAATGTCTTCCAAAAAAGTTCCAGCAATGACGTTTCCGCCGCCGCTTTGTTCCTCTTCATAAGCAGCTGCATCGGCTACAGACCAACCTCGTGTCCCGCTATTA